AAGGCATCATCACCGCATTGGTTACCGTGATATTTGCTGAAAGTCGAAAGCCGTCCTGATATTCAGTGATTAATGGCTGAATCACTTCATTTGTTTCAGGATCTCGAATTTCTTCTTGTACAATGATGTAGCGCCCGATCTCGGTAATTTCGACCACCTGAACACTTTCAGTACTCTCTATAAAAGCAAAACCGACTTTTAAGTCGGCTTGAGTACTTGATGTATCCAGGATAATAAAATCATCCTCAGCAATATCAGGAATGCTTCGCTTTACTTGTCGAAGTGGTATGCCCCAGTACTTACGTAAATTGGCATACAGCATATGGAACATGTCGCCCATGGCTTTCTGCATTTGCACGTACTTAAAGCTGAGGATCTGCCGTGGTGCATCTCGCAATGCACTACGTTCTTCACTCCCCTCAAATGATTCATGAACTTCAGTTAAGAACTCAAGCCGTTCAGTAGATTCAAGTAGAGGGCAATTTGTTAATACATGCACCTCACCATATGCTGTTTGTATTTTCATTTTGTCCTCAAAAAACCTTAAGGAGCACCTAAGGCTGCTCGATTACGTTTAAAGAATTTCACAAATGCTTTAGTGCCATCAGGACTAAATAGATAATCACTCAAGCTTTGACGCTCATCTACAATCACAAAGTGTGGATTTAGATTAACGTTTGCTTGTGATGACTGTTGAGCCTGCTGCATATACCCGCTCATTTTAGGACTTTGCATATTCAGAACTTTAGGAGCATCAAGAGCCAAACCACCATCTGCAAAACCATTCTTAATAGACTGGCGTAAAGCAAAGAACCCCGCTGGACCACCCAAAGCTGCAATTTCCTCTTGGGTCAAAACACCTTCACCACGGTGAACAATACCAGCAGGCTCATACTTACCACCATAACCAGTGAAGCCACCATCTGCATAGCCAGCAGGACTAAATGACACACTTCCAATTGTTGCTGCTTGAGCAAGTTGCAAAGCAATAGCAGCACCTGCCATTACTGGTGCAAGGTAGGGACCAACATATGGAATAGCAGAAACACTGTTATATACATTTGAGTAAGTTTCAGGTGCATTCAATGCAACTTGCGCTGCAGCATAGCCTTTTTGCAAAGAGAAGGCCGCCATGTAATATCCAGATTCTTCACCAAGAACGGACTTTAGAACATCTGCTGTGCCAGCAAAATAGTTCTGCCCCCACTGCGTATGAAGTAAGGCCCGTTTTTGATAATACAACTCATCAGTGATTAGCATCTGATCCCGAGCTGCCTGAAGAAGTTTCACATCCTCTTCATAGTAATTAGGCATCTCAAAGCGGTTTTGATAATCAGACCATGTCTGCTCACGTTCTGCATTTTGATCCATGCCCTGATTTAAATTTGTCTCTTTAATCAAAGCATGTTTCATATCAGGTGAATATTCTGCCGTTGCCAGAATTTCTTCACGAACTAAAGCATAATATTCTTGTGCATAGCTCCCAGCTGTCATCCAGTTTTTACGGACTTCCAACAATGTTTTGCGCTCTGCAATTTCTTTCAGCTTTTGCTGAGACTCATATTCAGTAACATCCTTTTTATAAGCCGCATTCTGCAAATCGGTGTATTTCTGAATCGCAGAACTATCTCCAGCAAACGCATCATTAATTGCCTTTAACTTACCAACATGATCAAGTTCAAGCTTTTCACGTTCAGTTAAATAGTTTTGAATAACAGATCGTTGTGAACGAAGAATCTCATCAACATACTGAACAGCATCTGAAGCAGTTGTACCCACACCTTTCAGTGTTGAGTCCATATAACCCATGACATTTTTTACATATTCACGGTTAATAGGACCTAAACCTGTACCGCGCTCAACATTACCTTCACCTGCATGGTACGCTGAAATCGCCTTTTCCCAAGAACCAAACTTGTCATAAAGAAACTGGAAATACTTCGCAGCAGCTTCAGCAGACTTGCCTGTGTTAAAGACATCATCACCAAGTAATCCAAAGCGTTTAGCAGTTCCATCTAAAAACTGGAAACCACCTTTTGCCGTCCCGTATTTGGTTTGAGGACCAATAGCACTTGCATCACCACGGCTTTCTTGCATGTTAATTGCTGAAAGTAAGCCACTTGGTAATTTATATTGGCTTTCCAAACTTGCAAATCCAAACTTGGCAGCATTTGCCTGTACCTTTGCATTTACCTGAAGTTCTTTATTTAACTTGGCTTTTGCTGCAGCTTGTTTTTCAGCGGCTTTGGCATTTGCTTCAGCCTCTTCAGTATTAGTCTTAATGCCTTTGGCTGATTGCTGTGAAGCATTGCTAACCGCCAAATTCGCTTGAGATAATTTATCAAGTTTTGTTAAAGAGGAATCTAGTACGCTACTTGCTCCATCCATTGCCTTTTGGATGGTCATTGCACCGCTTACAAAAGTGTCTTTTGCGATGGTAAAACCATCTGAAAACCCTTGAGTGAGTGCTTGTGCTTTGGCTTTGGCACCATCTGCATTCCAAACATTGACTGCCGTATCTGCAACATTTTTTGCCTGATCGATAAAGCCAGAAATCAGCTTAATCAAAACTTCAATAGATGCCGCAACACCAATAATGACGACCCCTACGCCTTTGGCAATATATCCAACTGACTGGATCACACCGCCAAACTGACCGCCTTTACCCGCTCCATCAATGAAGTATCCGATCACACTATTTAATGCAGGCATCATTTGTGCTGTAAGTTGGTTTTTAAAGCCATCGAAGCGCATACGCACAGATTCAGTTTGTGCAGCCAAAAGCTTGGATTGTTCTAAAGCCTCTTTAGACTTAATAACTCCAGCTTCCTCTAAAGCCTCTCCATACTGGCTTAAAAGCGAACCATTTTCTGCAAACAATGGAGCCAAGTTACCAAGGTCAGATGCCAAGCTTTCAAATACAAAACGTCGCTCTTGACTGGTTGCACCAAGCTCATCCATTTTGTCATTCAGCATCTGGACAGCTTCTACACCATCCTTGCCCTGTAACGTTTTACCAAATGCTTTGATTTGGTCATCGGTCATTTTGGTATTGTTTTTTAGTGCATCAAAGAAGTCTGCCGCACCACCACCCGCAGTTGCACTAAATTCACCAAGTTTTTCTTGCACATCTGCAAAAATTGAACCTAATTGATCCTGTGAAATACCTAAGCCAGATGCCGCATACTCTAAAACTTGAAAGTTTTTAGTACTGATATTTGCTCTGTTTGCCAAAACTTGAAGTTGTGCATCAGCTTTCGCTGTTTCTATTGCCATTTTTGCCAATGCACCTGCACCAACAACTACACCTCCTGCTGCCATACCAGCAAGTGCAGCACCTGCAACTAATACACCACCCCTTAAAGTACCAATCTTAGAATTGAACCCATCTATAATTGAGCCAATTTGAGTACCACCCAAAGCATCTGCAATTTGCTCTTTAAAGCCTGAAAATGCCTGCTTCATATTTTCAGAGCTTTTCTTTGCTTTACGCTCAGCAGCATCCAAACCTTGTTCAAAACTGCCAAGCTTTACCAATAAGTCTAGGGTTAACCGCCCAAGGGATGATGTCGCCATACTTTTCTCCAGGCATAAAAAAACCCTGCTAATGCAGGGTCAATTGATTTCAACCTTTAAGGTTTTAAACTCGTATATTTATCAATACACATCTTATATATTCCTTCAGAAAATTGATCTTCATACCAATTCCTCTGATCAATATTCTGAACAAATGGAATATTTTGATAAACAGTATCTGTAAGACCTTTATAAACTTTATTTTCATCGGGCGATTCTTCTATTGGTAGAACTCTATCAATATTGATGTACTGTTCATCTTTAGTCACACCCTTAAAATATTGAATAACTGTCCAACTCGCCCCCTTTTTTAACTCACTACACACGCCTTGTGCTTGTTCCATATTATCCTGATTTTTGCCCCAAACTAAGCAAGGCAACAAACAGATAATCATTATGAACTTTGGCATAGTTATTTCTCCAAATTTGGATCAATTACTATTATGTCGTCATAGAGCAAATCACACTCATCTGAAATTTCCTCCAAAGTCTTACCTTTTGCAATCTGATTTTGAATTGCTTTTTCAAGAACACCCTTACTTGGCTTTCTGATATCAAATGAATCTAGTTCATCTTTATCAGACCAAAATTCATAAATATTATTTTTTAGAAAATATTCACTTTCAATAACCAACCACTGCTGATACTTTTCAACATCATGCAACTTAAGACTATTAATTCTTTGTTGTTTGAATTCCTCAAAATTTAGATAATTAACTTCAACTGGAGCTTTCTCAGCTATAAATTTAAGGAAATCCTTCTGCTCTTGGGAAAGAGGGATTGTTAATAACTTACTTTCTGCATCATCAAATGAAATATCAGAACAACAATATTTATATTTTGAAAAATCATTTGGCATATCCAATTGAACACCAAAAGACCCTTCACTTGCTTTACGCTTCCAACCACCTGTAATTAATGCATTAACATTGCTTATAGAATGCTCATCGAAGCCCAAACGCTTTATTGCTTTTATATGATTTTTAGCATCTTCTTTTGACAAATACCCGACTTGCATATTGTTAATTTTTACCATTACTGCATTTTTATCATGTGCATTACTTGGCTCTAATATCAATTGAGCCATACATTCGAAAAGTTTTGAATTTTCGTCTTTCTGTCCACAAATTCCTGATAAAACATTTTGATAATGACTTTCACCAACTATATTAAAATTAAACTGCTTCACCCAAGTTATATAAATATTCGTAACTTGAAATGGGGACTGCGCATTCAAAACAATATTATTTTCTAAATGTATAGCTTCATTATCTTTAATCTTATCAAGGTGATACATCCGCTTATAATTTTCAAACCCACCGCTTTTTTTCAATTCTTTCCTTGCGGAAAGTCCAGCTACAACAATAAATATCAACAGGATGAGTAATATCCACATCATAAAAAAATCCCCATTAAACCCAAAAGTCTAATGAGGATATTATGTCTTGATCAATTTATCTACTAAACACCGCGCCAATTCAGTTTGCCTAGTATTGGCATCAGGTCTGCATCCAGTTCCAAAGAGTTATCCAAACGCTCCAGCGATTTAGAAAATAACTCCAATTCTTGAATAATGGTTTTGCAATCTTTCTTTACAACGTCCAAATGTGCCCTGCGGATTAAAGTGTACTGATCTGCCCGACGCACCACCAAAGTTCCGTCCTTTTGGTTTTCTACAAAGTAACGCCCTTCTGCTTTTGGCAAGTAAAGTTCACTGCCATTTGGTGCATAAGGCTTCACTTCATTTTGCACTGGCGCTTTAGGTTCTTGGTTAAAGTAACAATCTTCTAAACGCTCAAACACATCCCAAGCATGGTCTGTGTCTAACATCTTGGCATGGCGTGCTGCACCACGTTCTGTCCATAAAATTAATGATCTAGCTTTACTAGAAATTTGTAACCCGATAATTTCGGGTTGCAGATTATCAGCTAATTTCTTTAAATCGGATGCAAATTCTTTAAGCTCTCTACCCGCCAATTTAAAGTAATGCTTTCCTTCGACGAAACGATCTAAGTTATTTCTAAAATTATCGTGAATATTTTTCTGTGAAACACCATAAAAACCCGCAAGCTGCGCAGTTGTCACAACAGCAACATTTTTAAAACGGATAACTTGATTTTTAGGTGCAGAAATCTGTGTACTCATGGCGAATACTCCTAGTGATATCGGAATGTTCACCACCAAATTCAGGCTAATAAATTGGGTGGCGAGTTAAGCAGGATTAGCCTTATCAGTCACTAGGTTCTGACGCACCGAAGTGCTCCTACCTAACCCACCATAGCAGGCGCTTTTCTACAGGGTGTAGAAAGCTATAGGCAATAAAAAACCGCGAATGCGGTCATATTGACCTAGTGAAATTGATTGGAGGCTAATCCAAACACTAGATTTTGCTAGTGCCTTTTTAAAGTAGCTTGGATTTTGCATCTTGTCAATTTCATTCGGGGTTTTGGCTAATATACAACAAAAATCTAAGTTTAGTTAATTTTTTATACAAAAATTAAGTTTACTTAGGTTTTTAGCTAAAAATAAACCCTGCATGTGCAGGGCTATAAAACTTCTAAGTCAAAGATGACGGTGTATTCCAAAAGCCAATATAGTCATCCCATTCTACAGGAACACCTTCTTGGTCTATATACTCACGACGGCCTTCATTTTGAATATCTTCTTCCGTTTCTTCAGCAAAATCGACTAAATCATACTGCATGTCCTTATGCGTCTTGTAAACGGTTTGTTCGAACAAAAGCGCTAGTGGCATAAAGTGTGTTTTAAGCTCAATGTCTTGAGATAGCATATCCAAGAAATCGTAATAAGAATGCATCGACATTTTTATTCCATGCTTAATAACAAAAACTTTGTCATCAGAACGTGTAACCTTTGCCAAGCTCATAAATTTAAAAGCCAAATCTAAGGCAATGATAGCATTTGGATTTTTATCAATTACATGTTCATTTAATTTAGATTGCTTGAAAGCATCAATTTCAATAGGGTTTTCTTCTACAAAACAGGCAACAAAAACTGCTGCCTTTTTAAAAATACTTGCTTTATCAATACCGAAAGCACAAGGAAAATCCTTACGCATCCTTTCACAAATTATTCTTAATTTAATGGTATTAATGGGCACATTTTGCAACCCAATGCCTTTGGTATAAGCATCAATATGCTCAAGAATATTAAGTATGTCTTGTGCATGGTTATTATTGTAAAGCAATTGATTAAACCTCTTAAACCAAATCCATTAAATAAAACAAAGGAGGCTCATTGGCCTCCCTCTGCTCCAAGCTTAATAACTTAAGCTGTACACATTAATTTTGCAAGTCTTGAAGCATGTGCGTTAACTTGACTACGAGTTCTCATTACAGCCTCACTACTAGCATTAGAAGCTGTAAATGGACGAGGCGTTTTTGCAGTTTGTACGGAAACGACGTTTCCATCACCTAAACTACCGCAAGACTCCACCAAATTAGTGAATTCTATAACTGTATCTTGGCTCATATTTTACTCTCAACCCGATTCGATAGAATGGGGATAACCTTTAAAGTGACAAACACTCAAGGTAATTAATGCGGCTTTAAAAAAAGCATGAATTTTTTTGATTAAAAAAAACTAGATTTAGAATGAACTCAATAAATCTATAGCTCGAAATTTACTGCCTATTGACATGCATGTCAATAAAACATTGACCAAAAAATAACATATATTTTTTGATCAATTTTTTTAATGCATTAATCACCAAAATCAAAAATGCCACCTTTCGGCTCAGGTCTATCTTCATGTGGCATAAATGCCAATGCATCTATATCTGTGCCAGGCTTACTTTTTGAAGAAACATACACAGCCAATAAACCACCAATCGCCTGCTCTATACGACGGCCCATATTTAATGAGCCGCGCTTATTTCTATACGCCATCCACATTGTTACTTCAGCATGGGTCATATTCCGTTTTGCTTTCGCAATGGTTTTACCACCTATACCGTTGGCAACGAGTTCGCACCAGAATTCATCTTCTGGTGAGATTTCATCTTTCCCTGAGCAAGTCTTAAAGCTGCATCAAGCCCTGTAATTTCGCTAAAAACAGAAGATGCAAGGCTTTGCGTAAAATGATCCTGAACTTGCTCTTTGGTTAGATAAGTTTCCCCATTTTCATCTACAAGTGCCAAAGCGATCCATTCTGCAACAACATCCTCCCCTTTATTCAACTTAGTATAAAGTGGCTCTGTAATCGCATATGAAAGCTGCTTAATGCGAACATCTGTCGATTCAACTTGACCAGCATGAATAAACTGAACAACTACATCACGTACTTGACCAACTAATGAGCCAAGAGCAATTGCCTTTAAGTCCATTTTTGGCCGTGGTAATTCAACAGCAGTAGTCTGTATTTGTGGCTGGGCAGTTTCTGCTAATTTCTTTTCATCAACTGCTTGAGTTTGTGGTTTTTTACGCGCCATTATGGAATCACTCGCTTAGTACGGGTTACACCCGAATTACGGACCAATGCAAATGTGTAGCTTTCAACAGAATCGACTTCAACATCATTTGGTGCAGTAGGGTTAATGTAGGCTTTAAAAGAGTTCCAAGCACGTGTGGGCGGTAGAGTTACAACACCTGCTGCAATTGTTGGTAAATCTTTGCTATGACCTGAACCAACATACCAGTCTAGCTCTTCACCACTTTCAGCAATTTCAATTAAACGGTCATGACTGGTATTTTCATCGTCGTAGTTAATTTCAACCGAACCTTCACCAGGATCACGCATACCACGTGCATATTTTTTAGAATCTGCTTCCAAACAAGTCACATCAATTTTTGAATATGAGTCTTGTCCGTAACCAATTTTTTTCAAACATACAAACTTTACAATTTCATCATCAATCACAGCAAATAGCTGTGTTCCCTGCGTTTTTACAACTGCCATGAGTAGCTACTCCTCTTTTTAGGCATAAAAAAACCGCTCTAAAAAGAGCGGTTTAAAATTAAGAAATTTATTTAGCGATCTAACCACCAGTTACCATCAAACCCACGCCCAAATACATCAGTATCTACAATGCGTTCATAATGGTTTGGATGTGTACCCATTACATAACAATGCTTGCCCAAAACCTCTGCAATTAACTTTCGTATATTACTTGCACGGGTAGCTTGCACATCATATACAACGATTTGAAAGCTTATGTGGTCAATCTGTGGCTGATCTGCCAACTGGTTATCTGGTACACCACCTATGCTAGACCAAACTGCATAAGGATAAGGGGTGTTTTCGGGTGCAATATCTTCATAAATACGACTGCCAAGCACTGAAACAACTTCTGCATTTTGCTGCAATACAGGGAAAACAGGCAAAATATTCATAACTTAGCCAACTCCTTGTCTAGTTCTTCACTAAAACTCTTTGAAAAACTAGCCACAACTTGCTCAATATTGTTTGAAAGTGCAGGACGCATAAAAGGCTGAGCAGCATGATGTGCGTTACCAAGCTCAATATGTCTCCAATGGACAGTTTCACCACCAGGTAAAGCAGCCAATTTTGCTCGATCAGACTTAGCATTTACAGCCGCACCACCACGAACACCAACACGCATCTTAACAACACTCTTATCTTTGGTTTTTCCACTCGATATAGTGATATTTTTCCAAATCTTTTCAGATGTCTCACGATCATCAATTGATTTAGCACCATTACGTGCAGCATCACGCACTATACGCATAGCTTTACGCGCTGCACGGGTTGCAGCATTACGGGAAATTTTTTTATTCCCCAAACGCTTTATTTTTTCCTGAATTTCGTCCATGCCTTCAATTTCAACTTCCAAACTCATAAGCACTACTCCACAAATGAAAGCATCAATGTCATGTAGGTATTGCCATCTATATCATCTGGCATGGGTGGTGAAGTAATTTGGTAAGTTTTTCCTTTAAACTGAACCCGCATTTGTGTCGTAATATCTTCACGTTTACGTAATTTCAAACGAGCAACTACTTCTGTGCCTGCAGCTTTTGCAGCAATTAAATCCTTACCAGAAAAACTACTTAATTTCCCCCACAGGGTTTTATACATAACCCAAGCCTTTCCTGTTGAATTGTTAAACTGGTCACGAGACTCAACAAACTCTTGTACAGTCACCCGATGGCGTAATTCACTTGCTATAGAGTTCATAAGCACCTCAGTCTAAGCTGTGCGTTGGATCTTTTTCTTCAACTTCCTCATTCACAATCAAATCAATCAACGTACTGTTTTGATCCATGATTTTGGTCATTAATTGATTCTGTGCCGCCATTTGTTGAGTTTGTGCCGCAATCTGCTGAATTAATTCGACTTGAAGTGAACAGCTATGGCATTGGCATGGCTGTTCTGAGTTTTTCGTTTTAGCCATCTAAACCACCAAAGGAACATAATATTTAGACAATAAATCCTTGACTGGTTGAGGCAAGAAACCATCATTCGAAACCGTGTCTTTACCTACAGCGCGATTTTCATCAAAGTAACCACACATCATCAAAATTGCTCGCTGATGAATCTTATTTTCAGCATCAAATTTACTCAAAATATGGTCTCTCACAGCCTGTTCAGCGCTGTCTAAAATCGACTGTAAATCTTGGGTTACAATGTCATCTTCGTCATAACGCAGATGACGTGCCACATCAATTGTTGTTAGAGGCATCATTCTCTCCAGTAGACTTACCTGCACTAGATGCAAATGGATCATCTTTTGCATCACGCTTTGAAATAGCTTCAAGTGAATAATTTTGTTGTTGCAGGTATGGTGTATCACCACCAGTTACAGGTTTATAGTTAAATACTGCACGTGCCTCATTAGGCGCAAAAATTCCACGCTGTACACCCAATGAATAGAAATTCATTTGAGAAATGCTATCCATGCGAAGAAGTGTCGAAAGATCCAGAAAAACCTCATAGCCTTGGGCTTTCAAATCAAATGCTTCATCAAAACAATTTTCGATTGCCTCAATTGGGCTTTGTAAACAACTGTTCAGATAGATCCGCTCCATATCCTCAACTTTTTGGCCTTGAGGGATACTGCCAATACCAACTTTCCATGGCGGAACATTGAATACAGAACAACAGACTTCAGCAGCCCATTTGTGTTGCTCAATCATTTGTGCATCTGCTGCAGGCATGGCCATGGCAATATATTTCACATCGCCACCAAGGACCGCGGTCTTACCAATATTTTCACCTGAATAGTTACTTTCCCATGCGTCTTTAATCTTCTTGGCATCTTCCTCCAGAATCTTGCCAGGCATGGTCAAAATTCCACTAGGACGACCATTATTATTGAAGAATTTGGCACCATATTTTTGAATAGCCACACCTTGAGCTGAACTCAAACCGCAAGCTACAAGTGGGCTAATTCCAACAAGTGGGTGATATAAGCAATTCCAACGGTCATGAATAATTTCAGAAGCAGGCAAAATGATAG